TGCCCTTGGCCGGATGGTTGCGAGCGGCAAAGAGCTCGAAGGGTTCCTTGACTGCGGGCTGGACCTCGTTCACGTCCCAGACTGGGGAGTGGACATACTCATCAGACACGCGGGACCAGCGGGCTTCATGAACCTGATGGAGTCGGCTCATCGTGATGAACGGGGCAGCCTTCTCGAAGAGATACTTGCGGGCTGCTGCGGGCTGCTGGGCGTGCTGAATCCAGACCAGTGGTGACTTGGTAGCCAACTGCACCATGGCCTCTTCTGAGAGCCTGTCAGTGCCGGTGATCACTACGCGTTCGTAGTCCATCGCCTGTGCCCAGTCGTCTGGGCCTATGACATCTACGTCATATCCAGCAGGCTGATGCGAGCGCATCACCGCATCATTGAGTTCAGCGCCGCCAGCATAGAGACCAGGCAGCAGGGCGTCCGAGCGTTCCTCATCCTTGATCAGGTGGTGGGTGACCCAAGCAACCTTCACTTGGTCATCAGTTCCAGCGCTGGGAGCCAATGATTCTCAAACACAAAGTCCGCGTCATATTGCTTGGCAAACTCCACGGCCTTGTCTGAGGACTTGCCTCCCCATTTGTAGGCCTCTTCGAGCGCCTCGACAATGACGCTGATGTTTGGAGTGATCCACCAGCTTCTCTGCATCGGGTCCCAGTCAGGCTGGCCATCCACGATCCAGCCATGACCAACCAGTTCGGGCTGGGCTGTGTAGTCGGACACGATGACGGGCGTCCCGCAGGCCTGAGCCTCGGGCACGCATATCCCAAAGCCTTCACCCTTGGAGCAGCTGAGAAGGACGTTGGCGGCGGAGTAGCAGGCCGCTAGGTATTCATTGGAGAGCGGGGCGCGGTACATGTACTGATCCACAAACTTGACCTTCTCGGGCTTGAGATCAATCGCCGCTAGAAGGTCGTTCAGATTGATTCCGCCCATGGTGCCGTACTGCTCGGTATGCATGTAGAGCACGGCATCGTCGTGAAGGTCGGAGAACATGCGGAAGGCAATGAGGTTCTCAGCCAAAGCCTTGCGGGTGGGATAGACGCCTTTGTTCGCCAGCGACATCATCACAATGAAGCGGTCATCACTAAAGCCGATCAGATCGTTTCCGGTGACCTTCTCGCCTGTGACATCGGTCAGGAATGGCGTGGGCTTGAAGATGGAAGTCTCAATGGCGTGCGGGACGTAGATCGACTCAAGGCCGATGTTGTCCATCTGCTGCTTGCCAAACTTCGACATGGCCAGCGGGGTGACGTTTGGCTTGCCTAGCCATCGAGCGACTTCCCCCGGGCAGGGCGCGTGATCGATGGGCACCCATGAGGCCACGGGCCAGTTGTCCCACTGCTGACCTTTGAAGACCCAAACGTCATACAGGGTGACCAGCAGCGGCTTGTCAGAAGCTGAGTGCTGGAAGTGCTCTTGCATCTGGGCCGGCGCCACATCGTTGGAATATTGCTCAGCGCCTCGTGGCCAGACGGGGATCCCGAGCCATTCGGACGACGCGCCTTCTAATCCGTAGTTGGCGAAGATTCCGACATCGTGGCCGGCGTCTTTGAGACGGCGCGTGACTTGCGCGGTTTGGGAGCCGTAGCCGGTCGCGGCCCACGGGGCGTTTGAGACCCAGCCGATGGCGAGAGAGTTGCTCTTTCGATCTCGTGGGCGTAGCCCATGCGCAGAAGCAGCTGCGCTTCTGGGCCGGGCAGATCGAGGATTTGGCCTTGCAGGTTTACGAGCATTGGACACACTTCTCTCCTATTGTGCGCAGGGTGCTGGTGGCCTCTTAGCCCCTGCGCGTGCAAGAGGCCACCAGCGTTCAGAGAAACCCGTTCCAAGTCGGGTTAGGTTTGACCTAGGTCAGGAAGCAGCGCCACGGAAGAACTTGACGTGGCTTGTCTGCGGCAGGTTGCCATCCACGCGGATGATGCAGCGGATGGTCACGAGATCAGCATTGAAGGCGTAGTCCGTGGAGGACGCGACCTGAATGCCGCCAACCTGGCGGGTGTAGTACGACGGCAGGTGACCAGCGAGAACCGACTTGGCCGAAGTACCAGGCGAAGCCATGTGGGGGTTCTCAATCAGCGGATAACCTAGGAACCTGTCGGGAGTAGCAGCATCCAATGTCGGAGTGAACAGGTACTCACCTGACGTGGATGCCTTGAGCGAGCGCATGGCGGCGATGGAGGTGGCGTTAGCCATCACACCGAAGCCGGGCATACGACGGGCTGCGCCATCGACGCTGTAGATGAGGCTGATCAGGTTGTCACCAGTGAAGGCGCCGCTGACTGCGGTGCTTCCGGTGATGCCTGAGCCTGCCACGTTGGCGATGCCGTTTGGCTGGACTGTGCCGGTGCCAGTGGTGAGGACCGAGTTGGCACGGTAGCCAAGCTCGTTGCCAGCCTGCTGGGCGACAAAGCCAAGCAGGTCAACCGCAGAGTCGTTGATGAACTCACTGGAGACCTGCACGAGGAAGGCGTACTTGAAGGCGCCAAGAGTCGTCCGTGAGAAGACCGGATCTGACTCATCGATGCTTGCGGCTTCTGCTTCAATCGCGGCGGTCGAGAATGCCGACAAGGACGGAAGAACGAGGTTCTCTCCGGCTGCCGTGTTCAGTACCGTGACGACGTTGGGATCCAACATGGGACCAACCAGGCGGGCCTGATCGATAACCAAGTCAGAGAACGTGGTGCGGGTTGGCGCGTTGCTCGAGCTGCTGGTGATGTCACGACGCTCGAAGTCGAACGTGTGGCCACGGATCTCGCCACGGAGAAGAGAGCGAAGGATGCTCTCATCGTTGCCAGCAGCAGGCGCTGCCATGGGACGAACTGCCGACTCGCGGCCTTCCATCGCCTTTGCGATGTCGGACTCACGGGCTTCAGCAGCCTGAACGTCCTTGATGAATTGCGCACGCTCGTCAAGATCGGCGTTGATGCGGTCGTACTTCTGGCGCTCTTCAGCTGTGAGATCGCGGTTCTCGGTCGCTGCGAGATCAAGCATTTCGCGGGCCTCGGACCACGCACGCTGGCGAGACTCGATCTGCTTCGTGAGGAAGTCAGACAAGGGAATCACATCCATTCATTGTGTGTGTTTTTTGGATGCGCAGGAGGGGGTAGCCCGAGCGGCTCCGCACGGGGTCAAGCATCTGGTGGGACGGCTCCGTCCACACTCAGAAATCAGAGGGACTTGAAGTTCAAGTCCAGTTCATCGCGCAAGCGCGCAAGCGTCACGCTGATGGTGTTGTCCTCGATGAGCTCGGGCACGGCCTCGGACTCGGGCGCCAACTTTTCCACCACTGTGGTGAGCATCGTGGCCTGATCGCGGGTCAGAGCATTGCCGGCCTCGAGTGCATCGAGCGCGGCAGAGAGAGACTCAGCATCAGCGCCGGTCTTGTCAGAGAGGATGTCGATGGAGCGCACGGTGGCTGAGGTCTTGGCGTAGGCCGGGAAGCTGACCACGGAGACTTCATGAAGTCGGATGGCAGTGAGTTCCCGAGTCATGCCGTCATCACTCCATCGGTCTCCACCAGGAGGAACGGAGAACCCAAAGCTCATCGAGTCGACGACCTTGGAGCGCAGCAACTCGGCCACGTCACGGCCTAGCGAAGTCTGAGGAAGTGCGGCATCGACCATCAGGCCACGTGAATCCTCCATGAGGGTCATGGTCTTGGAGCGCGTAGACGCGAGTGGCTGCGAAGTGTCGTGACTCCAGAGCATCATCACGTTGTTCTTGGCCCGTAGCGATTTGCTGAAGGCGCCTTGGCGGATGGTCTCAATGAAGGGAAGTGGCTCAGATGGGGAATTGAATACGGCGGCGTAGCCGGAGAAGCTCATACCGTCTCCGGTTTCGCGGACCTCAATGTCATCCACGGTGATCTGGCGGGTCTCCACCTTTGTGCGCATATGTCTGCTCGATTCTTCAGGAGTCACTTGCTGATCAATGGCCCAGTCCCTAGCTCGGTAGGACTGATCGATGGGCCAGCCACCCCATAGGGCGTGAGCGACCATGCCAGCGGTAGGCGGGTCTGTGTTCCGGTCTGTGCCTTGGAGGTCACTCATGTGACGGGCAAACCATGCACCCATTCGCGTGGCCTTGTCCTCACTAACAATTCCTCGAGACATCTGGCGGGCTTCATTGATTGTCTTGTCTGTTAGACCGTCTCCGCCATAGCCCTGGGCCAGCCAGTCAAGGCCTCGGCGCGCATTGTCTTGAAGCCACTGCGGAACGCTAATGGCACGAGACTCAGAGGAGTACGCGGTGGGCTGGTCTTCGCTGTCATCGGGCTGCCATGCGTTGCAGTAGTAAGCCCCGTTGACGTAATCATCCCAGCGCTCACACCAAGCCT